GACGCCGGCAGCGCGGCCGACGCGTTGGCGGCGATTCTGGCTGCCTTGTCCCTGGGGGAAAGCGGCAATGGCGTCGATGCACCCGGTGCAATTGCGGCCGCCGTGCCCCTGGCCGACGCCGGCAGCGGCGCTGACGGGGAGACCGTGTATGTTACGTTGACGCTCACCGACGCCGGCGCCGGTGTGGACGCGGCGCTCACTGCAATGCTGGCGGCGGTCGCTGAAAGCGGTGGCGGTCTCGATGCCGTCCACAGTATTGCGGCGACCGTGCCTGTGGCCGACAACGCTGCCGGCGGTGATGCTTTGGCCATCACGGTCTCTGTGACGATTGCCGACGCCGGCAGTTTTGGCGACGCGGTTGCGGTGCTTTCTGAGTCCCTGAAACAGATTGTCGAAAGCGGCGGCGGTCTCGATGCTGTTTTGTCGCCGCTGGTGTCCGTGCATGTGCTGGAGAATGGCGCCGGCGCCGACGCTCCAATGGTTGCGGTGACGCTGGCCGTCAGCGACGCGGCCGCCGGCATCGACGCCCTCCAATTGCTGACCGAGGCGCTCAAACAGATTGCCGAAGGCGCCACCGGCGCCGACGCCGTGCTTGTGCCGTCGGTCCGGCTGGGCGTGAGCGACACTGCCGTCGGCGGCGACGCCCTGGCGCTGACGGTAACCCTCGCCATCAGCGACGCTGGCGCGGGCGGCGACGCTGTGATAGCCGCCGCATCCCTCACCATCGACGAAATTGGCGCCGGTGCAGACGCCATCAACATACTGACCGCCACCCTCATCACGCTCTTCGAAGCAGCCAGCGGCGCCGACGCCCTGGCCGTCACGGTGGCCCCTTTGACCCTACAGGAGAGTGCCGCCGGCGTGGATCTGACCGGTGTGAGCGTATCGCTGGCGCTCACCGACGCCGCCGCCGCCAGCGATGCCATCCTTGCCAGCGCCTTGATTGCGGTCAACGATGCCGCTGCCGGCATCGACGCACCGGGCAGCATCGCCGTCAATGTCCCGGTCAGCGACATTGGCCAGGCCGCGGACACGCTCGCCACAATTCACACCCTATTGTCGATTGTAGAATTGGGCGCCGGCGTGGATGTCGCCGTAGCGTTCGACTCGGCGGTGCGGCTCATTCGGGTTACGTTTACAGTCGCACGCCGCTCAATTGCGTTTGCCTGGTGGGTGCGCACGCTGCAATACACATGGGATATGCGTCAGATCGTCTTTGAAATGTCCTAGGAGAACACCATGCTCAACGAGAAATTCCAGTATCAAACCAGGTGGATCGTGCGCCGCTATGCCGACGACGCCGCATTTGCCGCCGGCGCCCCCACACCCGTCGTCGATGGCGCCGGCCATGTCCTGCCCGCGGAAAGCGAGATAGCCGGCAACGTCCTCCTCAACGAGGGCATCGCCCTGCTGCTCGACCTGTTGATTGGCGCGGGCGGCACGGCCTACAACAATGCCAATGCCCGCATCGGCGTGGGAGAGAGCAGCGCCGCGGAAGCGGCCAGCCAGGGCGGGCTACAGGGCGGCACGACCACATTTCGCCCGATGGAGTCCAGCTATCCCAACCGCTCGAATCAAACGGCGACCTGGCGAGCGGTCTTTGGCGGCAGCGACGCCAACAACGCCTGGAATGAATTCACTGTCGTCAATGCCAGCAGCGATACGGGAACTAATCTCAATCGCAGGGTCTCGGCGCAGGGGACCAAGGCAAGCGGCCAGACCTGGACCGTCGACATCAGCCTGACCATCAGCTAGGAGCCGGCATGCCGCAGGTCAACGAAAAGAGCACTGCGTATCTGACGATCGGCTTTCTTGACAAAGCCGGGGCGTTGCAAACGCCTGCCAGCATCGTGTACCGCATCGATGACGAGCTGACGCGCACGCAGATTCGTGGCGATACAACGCTGACCCCGACGGCCACCGTCGAAATCACACTGACGCCGGCAGACAACGCGGTGCGGTCGGCCTCGCTGGCGGTCGAGCGCCACATCGTGACTGTCATCGGCGCCTATGGCGCTGACGACCAGGTGACGGCGCAGTTTGTGTATGAGGTGTTGAACCTGCAGGCAGTGGTGTAGAGAGGGACATAGGATGATTTATCGAAACCCGCTCAGTGGACAGACACAGGAAGTGGCCGAGTTCGAGAGCGTGCGCCAGAAGATTCTAGAGCAGGCGGGATGGGTGGCGGATAGTGACATGACGCTCCATTTGCCCGCAGACGATCAGCCCACCGCGCCAACGGCAGGCATCACCGTCAAAATCAACGACGACCTGGTCGTCCTGCCGCCCGGCGCCCAACCAGTGGCTGCGCCTGGCTATAAGCTGGTGGAAGTCACCAGCCACGACAGCGCCATCCCCGAATTCATCGAAGCGCCGGACGATGCGCCCAGGCGTAAACGGAGCAAGTAACCATGTTGACGGCCACAGAACTGGCAGCAATGCGGAGCGTACAGAACAGCGCCATGCAAGACACCTGCACATTGCGCGTGTGGGCGCCCACCCTCGACCCCTGGGGCAGCCAGGTCGAGGGCTGGACGCTGCGCACCGGCGTGCCCTGCGGCCTGGACGTCACCGGTGCGCGTCAGAAAGAGCGCCGCCGCGCCGACGGTGTAATCTCAATCTCACAGGCCGTCTTGCGCCTGGCGCTGGCCGACGGCGCAACGCTCACCGCCAAAGACAGCGTCGTCATCACCCACCGCCACGGCGAGGCGCTCACCCCGCCCCTGACCTTTGGCGTCGACGGGGCCGTCGAACGTGGCCCAACCGCCATTGTCGTTCGTCTCGTCGAGGTGGCCTGATGCCGGACATCACAATGCGGGTGCAAGGAACCGCAGAACTGCGGCGGGCGCTGAACCGGTTGCGCGGGGACGAGCGCCGGCGGGCGCAACAGGACGGCCTCGAGGCCGGCGCCCGCATCGTCGAGACATATGCAAAGGTGGCGGCGCCGGTGGATACAGGAGCGCTGCGCAACAGCATCATGCTCGACGAGGTGACGCCGGAACGGGCGATTCTCGGCCCACATGTGGACTACGCTGAGCACGTGGAATTCGGCACGAGCCGGATGGCCGCCCAGCCCTATCTGCGCCCAGCCATCGACGAGCATGAAGCCGAAATCCTGGACGCCATCGAAGCCGCCGTGCTCGGCTTCGTCGAATCCATCGGCTGACAACTCATTGTTGTGGGACGATGAATTTAGACCACAAGGGAAACAGACAGCATGGCATTGGAAGACGCGGTGCGCACATACACATTGGCCGGCGGCGACGTCGCCGCGCTGGTAGGTGCGCGCATGCACCCGCGCCACTTGCCGCAAAACCCCACGCTGCCCGCGCTGGTCTATACGCGCGTGGACACGCGGCGGCTGCACGACCTGGCCGGCGCCGACGGGCTGCCCCGCACCCGGCTGCAGATCACCTGCTGGGCAAACCTGCCCGCCGGCGCTGCCCACCTCGCCGCGGTAGTGCGCACCCGGCTGGACAGCTTCCGGGGCGTGATGGGCGGCGAAAATATCGGCGCCTGTTTGTGTGTAGGCGAGCGAGACCTGGAGGACGCCGAAGCCGGACGCTCCGGGGTGGCGCTCGATTTTATGATTCACTATCAGGAGGAATGACATGGCAGGCAAGGCTGCATTTGGCACGACAATCTCATTTGGTTCGACGCCGACAGCGGTGGCGAATGTGACAGGAATTTCGGGCCTGGACGGCGATACGGAAACGATCGATGTGACCGCACACGACAGCGGCGGCGCGTATCGAGAGAAAATCGCCAGCTTCATGGACGCCGGTCAGGTGTCGCTGGAGTTGAACTTTGACCCGAATACGCCGACACACCGGGCGACGAGTGGCGGCATTCTCTATCTGCGCGACCAGCGGACCGTGGAAACGTGGCAGATCACGTTTCCGGGCACGCCGGTGCATTCCGTGACATTCAGTGCGTTCGTGAAGAATGCCGGCCTCGATGCGCCCTTCGACGACAAGCTGGGAATGAGCGTGACGCTAGAGGTGACGGGGCCAGCAACGTGGACGTACGGAACGCCGTAAGTTGAACGGAAATCAAAAATGAGGAGTAAGCGTGTGAACCCAAAACGGTTTCTAGGCAAGGCAGACATCCTGAGTCAGCAGGACATCCAGACAGAAGACCTCTTCGTCCCCGAGTGGGACGCTTGGGTGAAAATCAAGGTGATGACAGCCAGTGAGCGGGATCACTTCGACGCCGCCACGGTGACCCGCAACGGCAAAAAAACCACCCTGAACATGCAGGGCATCCGCGCCCGGCTCTGCCTGCTGTGCCTGGTCGATGAAGAAGGCAAGCGCATCTTCAACGAAGAGGACGAATATGCACTAGGCACGAAGTCTTCCGCCGCCCTGGATCGAATCTTCACCGCGGCGCAGCGCATCAACGGCCTGCGCGACGAAGATGTGGAGGAGATGGCAAAAAACTCCGCGGGCGACCCGCACGGCGCTTTGGATTCCGCCTAGCGCTGGCGTTGGGTCGCCCGGATGTGGACGGGCTCTTAGCCGAAATGAGTAGCCGCCAACTCTCCGAATGGCTGGCGTTCTTCCAGTTGGAGCCGTGGGGCGAGGAGCGGGCGGACCTGCGGGCGGGCATTGTCGCGAGCACAGTGGCGAACGTGAACCGGTCGGCAAAGCGGCGCAAGCCCTACAAGCCACAGGATTTCATGCCGCGCTTTGACGAAGAGGATGAAACGCCGGAAGAGTCTGCGCTGCGCATGATGGCGCAGATGAAAACAGCCCTGGGCGGGCACAGCGAGTAAACATGGGCACAATTGCCAATCTGGCTGTACAACTGAGCATGGACGCCGCCAATTTCGACCGGGGCGTCGGCGGCGCGCTGAGCAAAACACAAACGCTGGTGGATCGGCTCGCCGGCGTCGGGCGTACAATGTCCGTGGCCGTGACCGCACCCCTGCTCGGCGCCGCCGGCGCCGCCATCAAATTCAGCACCGACTTCAACGCCGGCCTCGCCAACACCCAGAGCCTCGGCGTCACCGCGCAACGGGTCGCCGAACTCAAAGGCAACCTTCAGACCATGGCCGTCGACGTCGGCAAAAACACAGCCGACCTCGCGGACGGCCTCTACCAGGTCGTTTCCGCCTTCGGCGACACCGCCGACACCGCCAGTATCCTAGAGATCAACGCGCGCTCCGCCGCCGCCGGCCTCGCCACAACCACGGACGCCATCAACCTCACCAGCGCCGTCACCAAAGGCTTCGGCGACACCTCCGCCGCCGCCGTTCAACACACCAGCGACCTCGCCTTCCAGACCGTCAAACTCGGCCAGACCACCTTCCCCGAACTGGCCGCCAGCATGGGCCGCGTCGTGCCGATTGCAGCGTCCTTGGGCGTCAAACAAGAAGAACTCTTCGGCGTCATGGCCACCGCCACCGGCGTCACCGGCTCCGCCGCCGAAGTCAGCACCCAGTTGCGCGGCGTGCTCCAGTCGCTCATGGCGCCCACCGACAGCATGAACGAACTGATCGCCTCTCTCGGCTACGAAACCGGCGCCGCCATGCTCCAGCAAGAGGGCTTACAGGGCGCCATCGAGCAGATCGTCGCCGCCGCCGAAGCTTCCGGCGCTCCCCTGCAAAGCTATCTCGGCAGCATCGAAGGCCAGACCCTCGCCCTCGCCCTCGCCGGCCCGCAGGCCGACGTATTCACCGAGAAGCTGGCCGCCATGCAGGACGTGGCCGGCGCGAGTGACGCGGCGTTCGCCGCGCAGACACAAGGCATCAACGCGGCTGGCTTCACCATGCAGCAGCTTGCGATCAAAAGCGAAGTGCTCATGCAAAAGCTCGGCGACGGCCTGGCGCCGGCGTTGGCGATCGTCCTAGACAAAGTGACCCCCCTGGTCGACTGGGTGGGCAACCTGGCCGCCAGCTTCGCCGGCCTGGACAGCAACACCCAGTTGATGATCGTCGCCGGCGCCGGCCTGGTCGCCGCCCTCGGCCCCCTGCTCACCATGCTGCCCATGATTGCGGCGGCAGTGGGCGTGCTTGCCTCGCCCATCGGCCTCGTCATCGGCGCCGTCGCCCTCCTCGGCGCTGCTTGGGCAACGAATTTCGGCGGGATCCAGCAACTCACCGCCCAGGCATGGGCCACCATCCAACCAACCTTCACCGGCTGGGTGACGTGGGCGCAGACGACCCTGCCCACTGCCTTGGCAACCCTCAGCGCCAAAGCATCGGCCATCTGGGGCGCCATCTCCAGCGCCGTCACGCAGGCATGGGCCACCATCCAACCAACCTTCACCGGCTGGGTGACGTGGGCGCAGACGACCCTGCCCACTGCCTTGGCAACCCTCAGCGCCAAAGCATCGGCCATCTGGGGCGCCATC